TCGTAGTAGCGGGTGATGTGCGGCGTGGTGATTCCGTCGTCGTACAGCTTCACTCGCATGCGCAGGACTGCGTTGGCGTTGTTGTAGAGCATGACCATGCCGCCCACGGTCTCTGGCGCTGTGCCCTTCTCTCCGCCCATGATCTGGGGCATCGAGGTCTCGGCGTCTGCCAGCTCCATGGCCGTCTTGGCGATCGTCAGCAGGTCAGACAGGTGCGACGGGAAGTCGAAGACCGCGAAGGCCTTCTGCACGTCCTCGATCTTGTCCGGGTCGGCGATCCAGAACTTGTGACCCGCGCTCATGGTCATGTTCCCGTCGACCGGGCGCACGCCGCCGCGGAAGACGATGTTCGATCCGATGCTGGCCGTGGAGTTGTCCATGACCTTGCGCCAGGCCGCGGTGACCACGCGCTGCTGGTGGTCGAGCTCGTCTGGCAGGCCGTACCCGTACGGGCTGTCGTCCGCCTCGCGCCAGTTCCACACGTCGCATGGGAGCGACTTGTCTGCGACCCACGAGGGCATGGCGCCGATGATGCGGTCCTCGACGATCATGACCACGCCGAACTCGACGTCGGTCAGCGGGTCTCCGGTGTTCATCGATGCCATGGCCATGTCGTCGGCCTCGATGTCACCGTGGTAGGTCCACAACTCGTAGGCCTCTTCCTTGGCCCACGTGCGGTTGCAGCGGCCGTTGGCCACGCGGATGCGGGTCGGCTTGGACCTGAGCACCTCTCGCAGTGCGTCAGCGTCGTAGCCTGGCAGGCCCACGAGCGCGCGCAGCTCCTTCTTGGTGGCCAGCTTGCGGTGCCAGAATCCGGCCCCGCGCTGGTGGTGCTTGCCGCAGGCGGGGTCGAACCACACGTCCCACGGGTCAGCGTGAGCACTGGCAGGCTGGATGTCCTCCTGGAACTGCAGCGTGCGGCCGGCGCCACTGTCGACCCAGGACTTGATTCTCTTCTTGGCTGGGAACGGCCCAAGCATGACCATCGTGCCCAGGCGTACGCCGTCGGCGATGCCTGCGCGCTGCTCTGCGTTGTACTGGCACTCGGTCAGGCTGTCGTCGATCACGTCCAGCATGGCCTCCGAGGCGGCCTTGGCCTGCTTGACGACCGTCTGCGCTTCCTGGTCGGCGGTCATGCCCGTGGGCACCTTCGTCACCGGGTCGACCGTCGGGCGGTTGTCTCCCAGCATCTTCGTGACCAGCTCGGGCACGGGCGTGGGCTTGATGCCGAAGTTGCGATCATCGACTGGTAGCAGGATCTCGCACATGCGAGCCACGGCCTGGTCTACCTTGGGCCGCACGATGTTGACCACGACGCGCGAGCGGTTGGCCTGGTTGGCGTCCTTCTTCTTCGGGCTGGGCCCGTTCTGCAGGATGTCGACCATGTCGCCCGGGCGGCTCTCGTCTCCGCCGTTGTACAGGGCCGTGGCGCGCCGCCAGCGGTCCTCCACTCCTGACTGGGCCCGGTACGTGACCCAGTCATCGCGCATGCGCACGATCGACTGCTGGACCTTCATCTGCTCGTCCTTGAGCTGGTCCATGAGGTCCTCTCGGCTGACCATCTTGCCGTCTTCGAGCTCGTACACAGAGCCCTCGGGGGCCTTCTTCAGTTCGTCGAATTGCATGGTTTTGTGGTCCTAGTTGTCGCTGGGCGTCAATAGCCCAGCACAGGATCGAGAATCCCGAACTCCTCGACCTCGAGCTCGGGCTCGGGTTGCTTGGGCGGGTAGGCGAAGGTCAGGCAGATCGAGTCGGCTCTGTCTGGCGACTTCATGCCGCGCTTCTTGGCCTTCTCCTTGCTCTCGATCAGCAGCAAGCCGCCCCGGTACTCATACTGCAGGGACGTCAGGTCGATGAACAGCTCCGGGTCGGATGGCAGCGATGCGCCGGCCTTGACCCAGGTGAGCAAGTCGCGCCACATGCGAGCTCGCAGGTTGTAGTTCTGCCCGTCGTCGAGCATGAGCGAGCTGTTCACGTCCTGCACGAGGTCACCGTACGTGCGCCGCAGGATGTCAGCCACGCCCGCGCCGATGCCGATCGTGTCCACTGCGATCTGGTCCACTCGCTCGGGCCACAGGCGCACAGCGTCGACCACTCGCCCGGCCACGTCGACGACGTCGGTCTTGCCGAAGACGATCTGCTCGTACACGACACGTCCCTGGCGGAAGGTGATGACCGTCTTGTCGTCCCCGAACCGAGCCGGGTCGACTCCGACCATGACCGGGCCGATGGCCTGCACGTCGAGCGGGCCTCGGTGCTGTGCGGCCGTGACGAACCTGCCAGGCACCCAGCTATTGCTCACCGATGCGGTGTAGTCCCGGTCGATTTCCTGCGCGACGATGACAGGGTCCAGGTCCTCGCACTGCTTCAGGTACCAGGACTTGTCCTTGCGCGGGTCGTCCTTCCAGTCGAACGTGAAGACCTTGATCCGCCCGCCATGGCGCTTGCGGTAGAACGGGTTGCCCGCCCCGTTGGGCGTGCTGACGTGCTGCTTGCAGTTGGACGTGGCGCTGAGTGCTGCGTCCACGCTCTCGGCGTGCTCGAGGAAGGCCGACTCGTCGACGAAGTACACGGACGTGCGGTTGCCACGTCCGATGTTGTCGCCCGCCTCGCCGACGATCGTCGCGCTGTTCTCCGGGTTGACCACGCGCATGTGCGGTGCGTGCTCCTTCGCGGACCAGCCCTTCGGCTGGAACTCCGGCGGTAGCAGGTCGATCATGACCCGCACCTTCCAGAAGAGGCTCTTCGGGTCACCGATCTTGTCGACGTACTCTTCCTTGCGGCTGCCCACGCCCACTACGGACTCGGGCTTGAAGAGCATCATCCACACGCTGAACCCGACGCACAGCCAGGACACGCCCATGTCGCGCGACTTCTCGGTCAGCCCGTCCTCGCGGGCCTTCCAGCGCTCGTGGAGCCACTCGATGAACTCCTGCTGGCGCTTGAACAGCAGGAACGGCACGACCACTGGCAGACCGCGCTCGGCGTTGCGAGGGTCGCTGGTCATCCCCCAGTCGTGGATGAAGTTGGCCGGCTTCTCGGCGTAGAAGTCCTTCAGGGCCTGCAGGTCGTAGCCAGGCTCGCGGATGCGCTCGAGCATCTCCAGCCGGTGCGTGTAGACCTCCGTGTAGTCCGGTTGCTTCCAGTCGAAGCCATCAGGCATCCACAAGCTCATGACTTGCCCAGGGCCCGCCTGTAGGCCTCAGCGGGGTCGAGCTTGACCACCGACTCGACCGGCCCACCGTCTGCGCCTGTGAGCTCGATCTGGGCCTTGTCTCCGTACAGCTTGGGCGACTGCTTGGCCGCCAGCTTCAGGTACATGTCCCCGGCCTTGCCCGGGTCCTCGCGCTCTAGCTTCTCGGCCTGCATGGCTGCGCGCTCGAAGAAGTGGTCCGCCCTGGCGTCCTTGATCGACCGCCAGGATGCGTACATGTGCTTGTCGCCGTAGATCACCTCTCGCACTGCAAGGTGGCTCTCGGCCGGGCCCATGTGCATGGCCACCGCGTACTCGAGAGACCATCCGCCGGCGAAGGCAGACCGCAGCTCGTCGAAGTGCTCGAGCACGCGCTCCTTCAGGGTCTTCTCTGGCACCTCTGGCTCGGGCACCACGGCAGGAGCGCTCTTCTTGGGAGCGCTCTTCTTGCTTGGTGCTGGCTTCTTTGGTGCGGTCATGTTGGGTGGGGTGCCTGCCCGCTACCGATGACCGGGAGACGGGCGGCTGCGTGTAGCGGCGGCACCCCGAAATGGGGTTGACCCCTGGACAGGGGTTTTGCTTCAGCAGACTACACCATTGTGACTTTGTCAAACCTACAGGTCGCCGCCATCCTTCGCTCCGCCGTCCAGCAGCTCGCGCAGGTCACGCATCCCGAGCTGTCGCACTGTCGTCCACTGGTGGACCAGCTCACGAAGCGCTCCGAGCGAGCGCAGGCTCGACCCGGGGTCCTCGCTCTCGGCCCAGGTCATGTGCTGGCTGATCCCGTCCATCAGCCTGCCCAGCTCGCGCAATCGGTTCTGTTCTGTCGTGCTCATGCTTTCCTCTGGTTGGTCATCCTGGCAGCGAAATCGTGTAGCTCTGGTCCTCGGTGATCTTGGCCAACAGGTGCGCCACTGACACCTCGATGGCCACCTCGAGCGAGCCCATGTCCGGGTAGGCCTCGAGGATCTTCTGGGCCATGCCGATCGTGCGCTCGTCGACCAGCGCGCCGCGCTCGATCAGCGTGCACGCGGCCCGGCTGATGGTCCCCTTGTACCGGCTAGGCCCGGCCTGGTCCTGCACCGCCTGCCAGGCTGTGGGCGTGTAGACGATGTTCGTGACGTGCCCACCGGCCGCCTGCCACTTGGCCCGCCAGCCCTTGGCGAAGGCGCTCATGGCCTCGGGCGTGCGGGTGGGCTTCCGTACCGGCCTCTTGAACGGGTGCGCCTTGACCTGAGCGACCAGCTTGGCCAGGGCCGGGTCAGCCCCTGGTGCGAGGTCTGGAT